TTCCTCTACGTCTCGTGGGCTCGGAGATGTGTATAAGAGACAGGCGTCAGTATACGTCGAACGGATATGTGCGGGGGTATGCTGGACGATTGGACTTGAATTATTTTCGGGGCGAACGTTGGCAGTGGGATGCCTACGCGCATGGCGACGGTGCGAATGTGTCCGCGCCGGAAACGAATATTGGTGGCAATGTATCGCAGTCTGCTTGCGTGGTGGTTGCGTCGGGTGATACGTTATCCGGTATTGCCGAGCGTATTGGACTGTTGCCGTGGCAGTCGTGGTACGGGTATGGTTCGGGTAATCCGGCTGTGATTTATCCGGGGGAAACCGTGTGTTATGGCGGTGCTGTGGCTGCACAACCGGGTGCGGCGCGTACGCATACGGTTGTGTCCGGTGAGTCTTTGTGGTCGATTTTCGGCGGTGATTGGGCGCGTGTCGCGTCGCTTAATGGATTGTCTAATCCGAACTTGATTTATCCGGGGCAGATTTTGCGTTATTGAGAATCAATATCAATAATCAGCGTGTCACTTTTTGCGCACGCCGATTTTTGTGCTATAAATATTTATGTCGCCAAATGGTTGACAGAAAATAAAACAGATACAAAGGATAACAAACATGCGAAAGATACGTAAGGTAATCGCGGACAGCACCATAAGCTATTATGATCAAGATGGCGTAGAGCAGACATTTCACACTAACGGAAATGTTCGTAATGTTGAAATGGCCGTTAAAGTGCTTATGGACGCGGGTATTGTCAATATCTTGGTTGATGACATTACCGTAAACAAGAACACGTATGTTATGGACGTTGATACGTTCGTTGAGCACGCGGAACGTGTCGCAACTGACGTAAGCGGTATCGATAACGATAACGATAACGATAAAGATATTGAATTTTGAAAGGAACTGAAATGAACGAGGAAAACGAACAGATGAACGACGCTACCGTGAGTGAAACCGCGCAGAACATTGCTGACAACTATCGTTATATTTGCACGATGGACAACAGCACGTTTGAGGGCAAGCGCGCGATCGTCAACGCACGTAATAGCGCGTTGTCGCTGAACGGACGCGGTGCGGAACCGTTGACGGTTGTCGGTGCCTACATCGCGCCGGGCGTGCGTTCTCAGACTGGGCAGAAATGCGCGAACGTCTATCTTTTCGGAAAAGACGGTAATACGTATTTCAGTCAGTCGCAGGGCATCTATCGCAGTGTGTTGGATATCTACGATATGTTTCCCGATTTCAACGCGCCGGACGGTATCACTGTTGCGGTCAAGCAGACCCCGCTGGGCGGTGGCCGTTCCACGAAATCGCTTGAAATCAAGTAGTTCGGAATGAAACAAAAAAAAGTGCCATACATATGCTATGGCACTTTTTTTATGAGGTGGTGAACATGCCTAGAGCGCATAAACAAGCGGATATATTGACCGCGAAACGCAAGCGCGTGCGTCGCACGATCAACAGTTTGAAAAAAAGCATTACCGACACCATGCCCGAAAGCGAAGCGAATGCACGGCGTGCTTACATTCAGCGGCTTGAAACGCAGTTGAAAAACACGTATGTTGGCCGTGTCCGTAATAGCGGCATGCGCGATGAACTGTATCAGCGTGCGAACGAAACCGCCGATAAACTCGTGCGACAGGTGAGCGGCGTGCGTGGCGGTAAAGGGCGTGCGAGGGAGCGTGCGCGTTCGTTCAACATCTTTCGAGAGGAAATGCGCATGGCATCCAAAGGAATGCCGAGCGCGCTAGGCGATCTCGGGCGGGAAAAAGTCAAGGTGTTTTGGCGATACACACAAAACATATGGCAGAAATCGAACGTTTCGCCGAACAAACGATTAGAAACCATTATGCAAGCATATGGCGCCGATTCGCTCAGTGAACTTTTTGATACTATCATGCAACGAAATGAAAAGGTGTTGGAGTACGCCAAAAATATGAAAATGCATACAGGCGAATTGGAGGATTACACGGACGTTGACGGTGGTAGTCCGATTTGGCTTATTGCGGTCTCGCCCGATGTAGTGCGATGATAAAGCATAAGGAATTTAAGATTGCGGCGATTTTCGACACCGAAACAACGAATATTGGCGAAGGTGCCGAAACACGCGCATATCCGATATTATATATTTTCAACGATTTGCGTAATACGCCATTGGAATCGTACACTTCCGATACGGACGATGTACGGTTTTACCGGCACACGTCCGAAGCGTTGACGTACATTGCTGATCTTATTGAATATGGGCGCGCGCACGGTTATGTTCCGATAATCGCGGCCTATAACCTTATGTTCGACATGCATACTCTCATGTTGGAATTGGCGCAGTCGTATGCAATCAAGGCTAATGCGCAGACCGCTACAAGCGTGTACACGCTCGATTTGTGCGTAGGCGATAATGTGGTGTGCCGGTTTTGGGACACGTTCTATCTCGAAATGGGCGGACTGCGCGCGATGGGCGAAACATGCGGCCTCCCGAAAGCGGTGGGCGATTGGGATTACACGCTTGTGCGCACGCCTGAAACGCCGTTGACCGAGGAGGAATTGTTTTACGCGCGGCGTGACGTACAGGTAATTCCTCAATATCTGCAATGGCTGTTGCGCGCGAACCATTGGCTTACGTCTGACATGCTGGGGTGCCGCGTGCTTACCAAGACGTCGCTTGTGCGGCAGATGGCGCGGCGTGAGATCGGCGGCCGGCGAGTCATGTTGCAAGGTGGTAAGAAAATCACATTGCAACGTGCTTTCGAGATGACGTGCAATCAGGAATTTCCGAAGGATTACAAGTCTTATGCGTTGCGAAAGGCGTGTTTCCGTGGCGGATTGACGTTTACGAGTGCTAAAACCGCTAGTGTTGTCGTGGATAATGTCGCGTCCTTGGATGTCACGTCAATGCATCACGCTTTCATTAATGGCCGACGTTTGCCGGTGAAATTTGCGTCAGCGCCTACGGGTATTTTGCAAATCGCGTGCGAGCGCATTGTTAATACGTCGCTTGAAGATGTGTTACAGAATTATGATGATCCGTTTCTTACGGGATTACACGTAGCGGTGAAATTCGTTAATCTCAGGTTGCGCGAAAACACATGTTTTGAAGCGTGGGGAATTGCAATATGTCCACGTTCCAAGTTTGTGAAAACGTTGCAAGCGGATACCGATTACAACAATAACGAACGCGCGAAAACACAGGAAAACAGCGTCAGGGCGCACGGATACATTGACAGTGCCGTTAATCCAACGTACGCGTTCGGAAAATTGTATCGCGCGGACGAATGTATATTACATGTCAATGAGATTGAATTGTGGAATGTGGCGCAAGTGTACGAGTTTGACGAAATGCATGTATTATACGGTGAAGCAACCACTAAGACGATTGTTCCGCCGGATTACGTGACTCTACAATCTAACATGCTTTTCGCGCGTAAAACAGATGTGAAAAACCTTATCAAGGCGTATACCGAGGGCGTGCCATACGCGGGGGATATTCCTGAATCGATACCGGAGGGTATCGCGCATGATGCGAAGACAGGTGAATTGAGTATGAAATTTTTGCAGTCCTATTACGCTTCAACTGTTAAGGGGCAATTTAATGGCATATACGGCACACAGGCACAAGACGTTATGAAAGCGGATTATCGCGTGACGGAAACCGGCGAACTTGAAGTTGATAAAACCACTGTTTGCACTCCCGAGAATTTTGCGAAAAAACGCCCGAAAACGCCACGCGTCCTATACACGTACGGAATGCGGATCGTAGCGGGCAGCAGAATGCACCTATTGATAGCCATGATGCTAATATACCGTCATTTCGGCGCACGCGTAGCGGTCACGGGCGGCGATACCGATAGCTTGAAAATCAGTTGCGATAACGATGTGAGCGATGCGGAATTGCTGGACGCGCTCAAACCTCTACATAACGCGATTGAAAACGCAATCAACCGTACCATGCGACGCGTCCGAAACACCGCGTCCAACATGGCGTCAACGTTAGATCATATCGGAAAGTTCGAGGTTGAGGACTGTGGCGGTGGTACGCGTTACGCCGAACATGTGGAATTGTGGAATAAAGCACGCGTTAGTTTGGATAAGAACGGGCGCGTGCATGTCACTTGCGCCGGATTGCCGCGACCGGACGGTGTGTACACCATTGAAGATTTTATAGCAGATCTCATGCATGCGGGGCACGGTTTCGCGGAAACCGTACAAATATCGCTCGGTTATGACGTATTGGTAGATTATGAAATCTGTCACACGTTGCAACGCAACCGTCCGCATGTATGCGATAGGTATGTCGGCACCGTCACCGATTATCAGGGCGCGACATATCATGTTGACGCACCTGAGGCGATAGCATTGTATCCGTCCGGCAGATGGCTAGGCGAATCGGACAAACAAGCTAACGGCGAGAATCTGACATACATACGAAACATGTATAATAGGAATGCGGAAACAACGCCTCGCGAACTTATTATGCGGGACGGCAAACCTATGATTGTGAGTATTGATGGCGAAATATTATTATGATCGGCTTAGAACACAGATATTGCCGCGCGACGCTGACGTGAATCTTATAATTGGCGCGCGTGGTCTCGGTAAAACGTACGGCGTACGCCGGTACATGTTGGAGGATTATATTAAAAACAATATCTGTTTTGTTGAAGTCACACGGTACCGAGAGGAAAATAACGACGTGGCGGCAAAATATTTTGACAGGATAATAGAAGATAATATTTTTCCCGACTACGATTTTAGAGTACATAACAAGGTAGCTGAAATACGTCGTAATGGCGATAAAAATTGGCGGACATGTGGTTATTTCATTCCATTATCATTACAGCAGCAGAAGAAAAAAAGCACATATGTTAATGTACGTAATATTTGCATGGATGAAATTATTATAGACCCCGACGATATATACCACCATTATTTACGCAACGAATATGAACAATTAGCTAATCTTGTAGACACCGTAACGCGCGAACGCGCCGACGATAGCAAACTACGTAAACCGCGAATCTTTTTATTAGGTAATGCGTGCGACGCATATAATCCGTATTTTAAACATTATGACGTGCCCTTGGAGCCCGAGTTTGGGCTGCAATGGCTTGACGGTAAAACGTGTATTTTCGATTATGTTGAAGATGATACATACGCTGCGCAGAAAACGAAAAACACAGTCGCTGGACGTATGATGAAAAATAACGCTGACGTCACCGCTAAAAACAAATTCAAGCACTATAACACTGATTTTCTTGAAAAACCGCACAAACACGCTAAACTTACGTATGTCTTCCGTTGGTTGCGGCGCGAGTATGGCGTTTATGTTGATCTACGTTGTGGCTACGTTTTTGCGTCCTCAAAATATGATGCGGGCGCACATGTGCCATATTTCGCGATCACGACGGACGATAATAAACTTAATTACCTTACGGCAAATGTGGCAAAGGACTTGATTAGAAATCTTACGTCATATTATGCATTAGGATACCTACGTTATGACACGGTGGAAACGCAACACGCTGTAATTGCAATGCTTAGAAATTTCGGTGTAAAATAACCACGGCATACGCAAGGTGCCGTAACGAGGGCGATAAAACATTATCATTGATAACCACGGTTGACTCCGCCAATGATATGGCCGTGAGGGAAAAGCGCGCCGTCCATCGTTGTGAATCATGTTGCACGTATGCTATTCTTAAGTCGTGCCGGTTCGGTATTCGTTCGCCGGCACGACTTTTTCATATATGAAAGGAAAAATAATGGATGACGAAACACCTGAGGAAAGGGACACCGCCGAACGCGATGATCTTACGGAAAACGAAGCGCACCGCGCGGGCGAATTTAATGATTTGCGCGACATGCTGCGCGACGTGCTTGACAAGGTAAGTGAATTAAGTGACCGCACGGACGCAATCAGCGAACGAATCGACGGCATATATGACAATTTCACCGACTCCGTTGCGCAAATGGTTGAAAACGGCGCAACAGTCAAGGAAAACGACGATGACGCTGCGGAAGCAATCGCGCAAGCGGCGGCGGAAGACTTGGAAAATCTCGACTACACGCTTTAATCGATAGGAGAAAATATTATGGCTGTAGACAATGCGACAATTTTGGATAAGGTGCGTACTAAGGGTACCGACGATTATCAGCAGCGTATCCCGAGCGCGACACAGACAGGCGTAGCGAACACCATGCGCTACTTGTTCGACCCGATGAACCGCCAATATTTAAACGACTGTGTTTGGAACATGGTCAATCGTATCGGACTAACCGTAATGGCGCAAAACGCGCCGTTTGAAAACCCGTTGTCGATTTTCAAAAAGGAAAACTTGTATTGGGGCTCGACTGTACAGGAAATCGCGGTCAAGTGGATTAAGGCGCACGGCTACAAGGATGACGCGGAAGACCTTTTGAAGATGCACCGTCCCGAAGCGTCAGTGTGGTTCTATGAAATGAACCGCCGTGACCAATATCCGATTTCATGGACTGACGATGAATTACGTCAGGCTTTCGTGGATGATTTCGGATTGAACCGTTTCATTGCGCAGATTATGGAAACGTCTCGTAATTCCGACAATTACGATGAAATGTACATCATGCTTGCGCTGATTCGTCATTACGAGCAGAATCTTGGTTTTTATAAGGTGCATCTTGACGCGGTGCCGAGCGACCAAACCACCGCCAAGACTTTGCTTAAGGCATTGCGCTCAACCGCCGGACGCATGCAGTTCCCGTCAACGCAGTACAACGCGTTGAACGTCACCGACATTCCGGCATACGCCAATCCGCAGCAAATGGTGTTGTTGATCGAGCCGGAATATCTCGCTTCGCTCGACGTTGACGCGTTGTCCGCCGTGTTCCAGCTGGACAAAGCCGACGTGCCGTATCGTATCATTCAGGTGCCAAGCCTCGGTATCGATGGCGCGGTGGCGTTGCTTGTATCGACTGATTGGTATCAGGTGCGAGACACCATGTACGGCACCACGCAGTTCTACAACCCGCAAACTGTTTCCAACACGTTGTACTTGAATCATTGGGGCATTTATGGCGTATCGCCGTTCACGCCGTGCGCCTTGTTCACCACCGACGCGGGCACATCCATCAAGGTTGTGACTCAGACAGTGACCGGTTTCACGCTGACTCCGGAGACGAGCACCATCAAGGCGGGCGACCTTATGCAGCTCACGCCGAAGCTCACCGCCACCGTCACGCCAACCGGCACCGCCATACAGGTGGCACCGAACGCGGCGACGTACGAGGTTGCGGCGAACCATGCCGCAAGCGGCAAGGATACGCAGGGTGCGGCGTTCGACCTCAACGTCAATACGTTCGTGGATGACCAAGCGCGCTTGCATGTCCAACGTGACGGCCTTGTGGCCGGTGACGTCATCACCGTGACGGGCACCGCCACGTATATCAATCCGAACGGTGAGACCACGGAACATTCCGCGACATGCACGTTCACCGTCGCATAATCTGGAATCGTTTATGATATAAATGAGTGGTGCTTCACATGAAGCACCACTCATTTTTTCATATAAGAAAGGGTGTGAAAATGGACTTCCCACATTTGCAAAACGCAACGACGTTCCCCGACACGGACACGCGCGTATACGAGCAATACCGCAACGTTTTCGATTACAATGTTTGGACTCCGAACACTGTAATCAAGTTGTGTCATGTGAATTGGTACGATGACTACCACGATGTCGTTAAATTCCCCGATAACGTCGCACGAGACACGTGGTTTGACAAACTGGACGGCGAAACCGTCAAACTGACTACGAACATGTACATTGCACGCGCCGACACGGACGGCATAAAATTGCCCGTGCCCTACATGACGGCGCAACAATACAATTACATTGTCGTTGACTTTTCACATGATATTGTTAATACGCCGTATCAGAATGCCGACGTGCAGACACGCTATCATTTTTTCATCACTTCCGTACGCGCGGAAGCACCGAACACGACAACATGCACGCTCATGCGCGACGTATGGACGGACTATATCAACAGCACCACAATCAACGGTTTACTATTGTCACGCGGACACGCGCCGTTGACGGAAACGACACCGCAAGAACTGCTAAAGAACCCACGGGAGAATTGCCGTGATTTTACGTTACCTGATATCGATTATGGTGGCGCGACATTGAATATAAGAAAAAGCACGCCGTTTAATCTGCAAAACGGTACAAGATACATCTGTTTAGCCGCGACGTTTTCGCCTGAACAATTGCAAACCATGAGTAACGCGCGGGGTACGAACATTACGGACAGTGACGCGACATACAGCACTAACGACGATGTGGTAACGGGTTTTGCGTGGGGTGCCGGAAACATTTCCACGACAAACGTCACCGGCGCGGGCACGTCCTATAATTCCGTTGATAATCTCACTGCAAGCAACGTAAGCATGTATGCGCTTGAATCGTCCAAAATATCGGGCGAATATTTCGACACGCTTTTCGCATATTATCCACATATCATGTCGCAAATTACAGCGGTTTTCGTCGCCACCGCAAACATGATGCGACTTGGTAACGCTATCAGTGTGAACGGCGTTGAATGGAATACAGTCAGCGGTGGTCGTACGAAAATATCCGATATTAATTTAACGATCAACGATTTTGGTTACGCCAATGAATACGCCAAAATAACACGACTGTATCTTGCACCCTACGCGCACCTCGAAATATCCGATAATCTCGGTAATAAAACACGTGTGGAAATAGCCGACTGCGGTCGACTTTCGGTGCAGACTATCACATCTCTCAGTTATCCGATATTGCGACAAATCGCATGGCTTGACGGAATAGGAAGCGATGGCAATACGGCTATCAGCATTGACGCCATAAACGGAACTAGCATTACCGCCGACGTGCCGAACACGGACGTACTCAAAACACTCATATCGCACGACATACCGACTTACGCACTGCAACGTCGCGCGATCGACGCGCACCGCGCCGACGCATACAATAGAGAAGTCGCGCAAGCACGCGAAAACACCATTATATCGTACGAAAACGGTGCGCGTTCGGCAAACACGGCACAAAATAACACGTATCGCAGCAGCACCGCAGCGGTATCGAACACGGCGCGTGCCAATCAGCGTGACACCGCGGTGAAAGACGAGTCCAATAGTGTGCGTACTGATAATCTGACATATTCAACCACGCGGCAGAACGATGATTTAAACACCGCCACAATCAAGATAAACAACGATGTCGGCCAGGATAACACGCTACAGAACAAGGCGTTCATAGAAGGATCCCAAACTCAAGCGTTATCAAGTGTCGCTAGCGCGATAGGCACAATGGCCGGTGCCGCGTTGGTAATCGGCACCGGTGGCGCGGCATCACCGTTGGTAACCGGATCAATGGCTATCGGCAGCGCTGCACTGCAAGGTTACAATACCGGTGTCGCCATAACCAATAATGCAGAACTCAACCGCACTGCCAACGATGTCGCCAATACGAAAGCGAAAAATGCAAACAGAGCTAACAGCGAACAGACACAGCATTCAATAACGCAAGCAACCAACGTGACAACGCGCGCGAACACGCAAGCCGACCGTAACAACGAATACGCTACACGCGCGGCAACCGACATGACCGCCACAAGCGCGAACACGGCGAACGCGAACGCGTCGGCGTCACGCAATCAGAACGTGGATAATGCCAAACGCGTTATGATAAACACGCGTTCAAACACGAATGCCACATGGCGTGACTTACTCAACCACGCCGCACAGCCCGTAGGGTCATATGGCGGCGACAATTTCAGACAGGCCACGGGGCTTGACACCATGACCATGAAAATCGTCACCGAAGACAACGGCGCGATAGCGGCGGCGGGCGATTACATGCTACGTTATGGCATCGCAAGCAACAAACTTTACAGCCGTCCGTCGTTGACACCTTGCAAGCATTTCGCGTATTGGCAATGCGCTGACATATGGGTTATCTGTCCATTTGCGCAAAACGAGCAATTGCAGACGATCAGGGATATTTTCAGCAACGGTGTTACAATATGGACGAAACCCGAGGAAGTCGGCGGCGACTTCACACACGACAATCTATAAAGGTAGGAAAGTATGGGACGTAAACGCACGCATAAAAGGCCGTTGACCCGTGCGGAAATGGGCGAACGTGGCGCACCGGTGTGGCAGCAATCACAAGCGCTCAATTCACAAGCGTATTCAATGGCGTATTCGCAAATGTTGAATATCGCATTATCTCGTTTCAAGTGGCTTAATCTGCCAAAAACATGCGACGCTTGGTTTTTGGAATACAATCTATTGTATTTCGGCTACGCCACGATCGCGTTTCCGCATAGTAAACCGGGCGTGTTTTTCAGCACGCAAGCGGTGACTACATCGAGTTTCAATGTCTATTACAAACCGAAGAAATGGAATAGTTACGGTATTAACGGTTGGCGTTTTCCGGTTAACAATTCAAACGGTGTTTTCATTTACGCTAACCGCGCACGTACGCCACTCATTCCGACTATTGAATTTTTCGCGCATGAAATTGAAGATTTGTACATGACGCGGCGGCAGAATCGTTTCAACCAAAAGACGCCGTTCATACTTGAGGTTCCAGCCGGACAGCAAACGGCGGGCATTAACGTTATCAAGCAAATCTCAGGCGGTGAAATGGCAATTATGGCGACACCCGGCTTCACCGATTCCATGAAAGCGAACGTGTTGAAAACCAATGTCGATTATATCGGTATGGAATTGCAGAACGATATTCAAAACACTTGGAACGCGTTCTACCAATCGTTAGGCATTAAAAATCTTCCGTTGAAAATGGAACGACAAACCGCCGACGAAATCAACGATTACGGCGAACCGACTGACCTACGCGCGCTCAGCGAATTAGAGGAACGCCGTGCCGCGTGCGACATCCTCAACACAAGATTTAAAAAATACCTTAAGGAACCGATACAGGTTGTATGGAACGAAGACAATGTTTCCCGCAACTACGCTTACTTGACGGACGTTGAAAGATTGAACGACGATGACAATGCAGAATGACATAAACCATTATCAACCGTGTGAATCGTACGACGATTTTCATGGCGTGATGACATACACGTTTGGCGAACTGCTCGACGTGCCGGGCGGTGTTGACTGGAATAATGCCGCATGGTCATGGCGGGACATTGCCTATGATGACACGCAATACACGCGCTGCTGCAAGAAAATCGAAAACCGTTTCTATGACAGGGAGTTAGGCGTTATGCCACCGTCAAGATGGCGGCGGCACTTTATGCGACTAATACACGAAATCATGCCGACGTTGCGCCCGCTTTATGCGCTTGTAAGCAATAATCCTGATATAATACTCAGTGATAGCGACATATGGCACAAAATGCGAACCGTCTACAGTGATTTCCCCGCAACGCAGCTGACCGAAAACCAAGACTACGCAAGCAACGCGACTGATAATCAATACGAGACAATCGCAAACGGTGATTTCATGGACAAAGCCAATCGCATAAGGAACGGCGATTACGTCGATATAGACGTAATGCTGCTCGACCACCTTGAAACATGTTTTAGCCCATTATGGACGATCAACATAAACAATTACTGAAAGGATAACACACATGTTTCCACTACTTCCGTTTTTCTCAGTATGGCCGTACACACCCGCTATACCCGCATTCTACTGGAACGCCAAAAGCCAAGAGGAGATCATAAAACATATTGCATGTGAAATCGACCATATAACGGCGTATCTTGACGAAATCGTAACCGACATAAACAAAACATTAGCCGACTATGATACAAGAATAAAAAACATTGAAGCGTACATAAACAACTACGCCGTTGCCATAGCGCAACTGCAAGAACAAATCGGCCATATAGGAGACACACAGCTAGTATGGAACGTCACAAAGGGTGAATATACGGATAGTAAAACCGCGCTTCGTGATTTGTACCGCGAACTATCGGTGTATGGCGCGCGTGTCACGCAAATAGCCGATATCAGCACCGACAAACTAGCCGAACACCGAACCGACGAAACGGCCGCAATCGGCAATCTTACTATATTCAACGACACCACGCCACGTGTCACTAATCCAACAACCGGTGAACAATATCCACCGTTAGCATGAAAGGATAAACCATGACCAACACCACGAATTACGCACTAGAAAAATACGAGCCGGAAAATTCCGCAAATCTACTTGACCAATATAACTCGTCAATGGATAAAATCGACAATGCAATAAAAAGCGTCAGCGATAAAGCGGACTTAGCATTAAACAACAACGTGCTACCGGCCGGCCTAACCGCATTCATAAACGCGCTAGGCCTGACAGAAACTAACGCGAAAACACTTGGCACAACACTCAATCACATATTAAACCGTACCGGCACTGCAATATTCACCGTCACAGACCTTAGCACCCTCAAAAAAACCGCAGAGGGCTATCCAATTCCACCAGCTAAATAAAGGCGTACACTCATGGCATCACAAACACCGTTTTATCATCTGCCCCTATACGAAACCGGCGATCTTGCTGACCTACGCGACGGATATAACGCGGCAATGCGCACACTAGATCGCATAATTCACCAACTAAAAGTACAGGAAGAAATAAATCATCCAACGAACCTCCGAAAGGACAACTGACATGACCGACTACACAACCAACTTCAATCTAGAAAAATATCAAACCGGCGACGCGGCCAACCTCACTGACCAATATAACGCGTCAATGGATATTATTGACGATAATCTATACAAAATCAACACTAACACAAACACTGCGGGCGGTAAAGCAACTCAAGCGCTAGAAACAGCACAAAGCAACAACAAAAATCTAGCAGCGTTAGGCATAACCGACACCGCAACCGCCACCAAGCTTAAAAACAAAATAGACGACACTAACACAACCGCAGACACTGCGTTGGACTTAGCGCAAACCAATAAAGCAGCCGTTACCGCGATAAATGCAAACCTAACCGCGCTGCACGCGAACAGCGTTAGCGACGCAACCAACCTATACAATACCGTACAAAAAATAAATAACATATATTCAAACATAGAATTAAAACGAAAAACATACACAAATATCGCAATTATAGGCGACTCGATCAGCTACGGAACCGGCGCGTCAACCTTAGCAAACTCATGGGCAAACCAATTCAAAACATACATAAACGCAAGCAGCGTGCAGAACATGTCGCAAAACAATGCGGGATACGTAAACGCACCAACTTTTATGTCACAGCTACAAGCGGTGACTAACAAAACGAACATAACACATATAATTATCGCGGGCGGTGCAAACGATAAACTACAAACAACAACCGCCATTACAAACGCAGTCAAAAACACACTACAATACGCGCTCACTAATTTTCCAAACGCGGAAATATATGTCGCTCCCGTCGTTTTAGGCGTACAAGGAATGTTTAGATATCACACAAACATACCGCAGACACTAAACGCAATCGAAGAGGGAATAGCGCAAACACCAAACATACACGAAATACAATACGCATGGGAATGGCTCAACGGACGCGAAGACTGGGCATCCACAAGCAGCGGCTCAATGGATGCAATACACCCAAACGACAACGGACAAAAACAACTCTTACGACTATTCGCAGAATCACTATTTACTCGCAACGGCATACACAACAACTGGAAAACGAGCGTATCAGGCACAGAGAATCACGGCCAAATAGTAAACAGCGAATCAGTATGCAATAACGGAATATACACGTTCAATTGCCAAGTCAAAGTAGTAAACAACCACACAGCATACGCCGGAATAATCGCCACATGCTACGGACTATCAACCGTAAACAACTACAGTATAAACTCAAACTACCATACCGGCACTCTATACGCATCAACCAACAGCGAACACCGCGGAATCGTCGCATGCACAACCGCAATACCAAACAACACAGAAATATACTGCGCGACAACACACAGCATTAGCGCATAAAAACAATAAATTAATATAATAGCCGGTTGACAATAATGTCAACCGGCTTATTTTTATATCAATCACCATTATCAACCGAAATAACATATTTACGACAACGCTTGCAAAACATGCTCAAACCACCTTTTTTCTCAATCACCGATTAATACGAT